GTGAACTTGAAGCGCAAGCCGAATTCCTCGCGCCGGTTATCGCCGCAGCGGTGGCGAAGGCTGTTGCACCGCTGAATCTCGAACTGGCCGACCTGCGAAAGTGCCTTGCCGATCGGCCGATGCCCGTGGAACCTGAAAAGGTTGACGTAGGCGCTATCGCGCAGGCCGCCGCAGCGCTCGTCGTGCTGCCGGAAGTGAAGGACGGCAAAGACGCGCCAACCGTAGACCTGGAAGCTTTGGCTAAGGCTGCAGCGGAGTTCGTCCAGTTGCCTACTATCGACATCGCTCTGCTCGCTGCTGAAGCCGCGAAGCTTGTCGACGTTCCTGAACCGATCCCCGGCAAGAATGCGGATCCGGTGGACCTTCAAGCCTTGGCGCGTTCCGCCGCTGAGCTTATCGTCGTTCCTGAAGTGCGCCAGGCTGAAGACGGTCGCGACGCGATCGACGTAGAGATCCTGCCGGCGATCGAGGAAGCGAAACAATATCCGCGCGGCACTTATGCTGCGCATCGTGGAGGCCTGTGGAAGTCTTACGAGCGCACTCACGGGATGCGAGGCTGGGAATGTATCGTGGACGGTATCGACGGCGTGAGCATCACGCAGGATGGTGACCGGGAGTTCTCTGTGAAGCTGATGAAGTCGAGTGGCCAGGAAGTCGCGCAGAAGTTCGCGTTACCGATCCAGATTTACAAAGGTGTGTTCCGCGAGGAACAAGCCTACGACGCGCACGACAACGTGACATGGGCTGGCAGCCAGTGGACATCGACCAAAGCCGAGAACACTGACAAGCCAGGCTCTAGCGACGCGTGGACACTTTGCGTGAAAGCCGGACGCAATGGCAAAGACCTTCGCGGGAACGCGAGCACCTTCGACCCGGCTAAAGGCGTGAAGCTATGATGTACGTCACGCTTGACCGCGCTAAGCGGCACCTGAACATGGATCACAACGAAGATGACGTGTTGATCGAGGCATACATCGGCGCTGCGTCCGAAGCGGTGAAGAACTACCTCAAGTCCGCGAGTCCTTATGAGGTCGAGCGCGACAGCAACGACGATCCGATCCTTGATAGTTCGGGCGACCCGACGTACGTCGTCGATAGTTCGGGGGATAAGCAGGTGAAATATGCCGTACAGGCCGCCACGCTCCTGCAGATCGGTTTCCTGTACAAAGATAGAGACGAGAACGCGGATGGTGCCTATGATCGAGGCTATCTACCTAAGCCAGTGACGGCGTTGCTGTACAGCTTGAGGGATCCAGCATGCCAGTAGGCGACTACATACGGAAACTGTTCGGCGGTCCGTACCGCAAAGAAACGGCCATGGGCGACACGACCCACGCCGAGCGCGTTATTGCGCATCCGCCTTTTGATCTGCTAACCGACGGCGGCACCGGGGAAAGCCGTCGCCTGCGCGTAGACAGCGGGCAGACCGGGTTCTTCTCGCGTCACATGTGGCGAATCTCCCACGAATTCACAGGACTTGATGCCACCCCACTGGTGTTCAAGGTCACGGTTCCGGTTAACTTCATCATCCATCACCAGCAGCTCGCAGTTGATGAGGGTGGCGTAGCTCTGCGCGCATACCGTACCGGCCAGGGTACCGAAGGAGGGACGTTCAGCGCTCCAGTGCTCATGTATTCCGTCAACTTCATGGATGAAAAACCTGCTTACGTGTTCCAGGCAACGGTTTCTACCGGCGGAACATTCACGCCGTCTGCACCATCCGTCGAAACGATCCGGGTAAGGACGGCGGGGGCCACCGCACAGCAGTCGACCGTGGGAGAAAGCTCCTTTGGCGAGCGCGGCCTGTTGTTCGATACCTATTACTTGGTCGTCTCTAAGCTAACAGGAGTCTCCGGCGCGTCGTCCGGCGTCTACACTTTGATAGTCGAGGAGCGTCCGTGAGTAGAGCCGGCCAGTACCGCCACCGGGTGGATATCCAAGACTGGACCGAAGTCCGCGATCCTGACACGGGCGGCTTCACCGAGGCTTGGGTAACGGTCTTTGAGAATGTCCCGGCGCGCATTGCCCCGGCTAGCGGCCGGGAATTCCTGGCCGCTGCAGCAATTCAATCTGAGATCATCGCGCGCATCGTGATTCGCCAGCGCCCCGGCCTGAATGCCAAGCAACGCATTCTGCACAACGGCGATATCTACAACGTCCATGCGTGGTTGCCGGATCAGGAAAGCGGGCGCGACTACGTGAGTGCGCCCGTATCGATGGGGGTTAACGAGGGATAAGGGTGGCTAGATCGAGGAAAGTAAATCGGCCACTACCATCTTTTACCCAGCCGCCAGTGTCGATGTGGTACGTGTTTCCGAGAACAAGAGGATCTTCCATCGGCGTATGACCTACGACCACTGCGCGAACATCAGGAATGGGGCGGCAATCACGTTGCTCATATCGAGAGCGAGACCACATGCAGGTGTTTTGCACGAGTTTCAACCGCTTATGGCTCTCAGGTGATTCTAGTTCGCTCTTTAGCTGCGCCCATGTTTCGAATACGCAATCGGCATGTATGATGCCAACGACCCCGCCAGTCGTTTCTACTTCGATCGCTATGGGCAGCTCCCGAAATAGACATTGGTAATTGAGCTGCTCGTCTGTCGGCAGCCCTACGAACCATACGCCCCCGTTTATCATCCAGTTGCCGATGTCGCAGGTATCGAACCTCGCGACGTAATCGTCATGGTTGCCGCGCACAGGGTGGAACCAAGGCTTGTTCAGCCATTTGATTACCTCTTCGCATTCCGGCCCCCGATCAACCAAATCTCCAACGCTGAAAAGCCTATCTTTGCTAGGGTCAAAACCGATAGCATCAAGTGCCGTTTGCAGACGGGTGAAGTGTCCGTGAATATCGCCCACGGCGAAATCGTTGCCTAGGGTGTTCGGGCCGAATCGTTTTACACGATTCACTTCTATATTTTCTAAATCCACGGGTTAAACTCCATTCGTGTTTGAGTGCTTTGATTCTCTACAAGGAATTACAAGTTGTCAACAACCTTCGTCTGCATCGCCTCCGGCCCGAGCCTCAACGCGCACGACTGCGAACTCGTTAAGCAGGCGGGGCTCCTCACAATTGCTGTGAACAACTCTTGGCAGCTAGCCCCATGGTGCGATCACCTTTATGCAGGTGATCTCGCCTGGTGGGATGCGAACGTCCATGGGATTCCCCATGGACCTAAACGCTGGAGCTGTACGCGCCAGGCGGTGGCAAAGCACGGTTTGAACTGGCATGAAGCCTACGGGGAGTACAACAGCGGGCTCAGAGCGATCGAACTGGCCTTCAAGCTCGGCGCGGAACGCGTCTTGCTTCTTGGGTACGACTGCACGGTGTCCAATGGTACGCACTGGCACGGCGACCACGCGGACACGAAGAACCCGGACGAAATCCGGTGCCGCAAATGGGCAGCGCAACACGCCCGGCTGCCGCAACGCGATAAGGTAGTCAACTGCTCGCGTGAAACGGCGTTGGAATGCTACCGGCTCGGGCATCTTGAGTCTGAATTGACGGCGATTCAGGGGCACGCTAGAATCTGAACTGCGGATAGGGGGCACCCGAACGGCAGTTAGTCACTGCTTTCCGCAACACTTTTCGACTGCCTCTAGACTGGAGCGCTTCATGAAGATCTGCAAAACGTGTAAGGCTGAAAAGCCCCTTACCGAGTTCCACAAGAACAAAAGCGCTTCCGACGGTTTAACGAATCTTTGCAAGCCCTGCGCTATCGCCAAAACATCCGCGTGGGTCGCTGCCAATAAAGAGCGCCATCTAGCCAAGTGCAGAGAATACTCGGCGGCTAACAGGGAAGTGTCGGTAGCCCGCGCCCAAAAATGGGCCGAAGAAAATCGTGAAAAGAGTAGAGAGATAAAGGCCGCATGGAAAAAGCGAAATCCAGATACCGTGCGCCGTCATGCTAGGGAAGCAGCACGCCGTGATCCTGAAAAGCAAGCAGCGCGAAAGCTAGCCTATCGCGCCGAGAATCGTCACGTAGAACGAGAGTACCTCCGTAAGCGCCGCGCGGAGAATCCTTTGCAAAAGTTGCACGATTCCATGGGCAATCGCTTCCGCGATGTTCTGCGAAGCAATAAAGGCGGCAAGGCTTGGAAACTTTTAGCAGGGTACGATTGCGTCGCTCTCAAAGCGCATTTGGAGGAAAAGTTTCTCCCCGGCATGAGCTGGGGTAATTACGGCGAATGGCATATCGACCATATTCGACCGGTCGCTTCCTTCGATTTTACAATAGACTTCGAGAAGACCGTGCGCGCATGCTGGGCTCTGTCAAACCTGCAGCCACTGTGGGCGGTAGATAATATGAAGAAGGGCAAGAAATGGGACGGCATCGTCAATGATAATTCGTAATCACAGAGGGTTAGGCGACAATATTTACGAACGAGCGTTCGTGAAAATGTTGCCGAAACCCGTTTACCTCGACACCCCATGGCCGGAAATTTACGCAGGAATCGACGGCGTTCACTTCATCCGCCCGCAAACCAATCTGCGCACACAGGCGAAGAACATCGCGCGCCATACAACCTGGACGATGCCGCCCACGCGGCAACCGACTCGACAGATCCGCTACGGCACAGAGGGAATTATTCCCGGGATGATTGCAAGCTTCGGCGTAATGCCGGGCGAGTTCGACCTACCGCCGCTGCCACCATCGCCCGTCGAGGGTAATTACGTCGTCGTGCGGCCTGCTACGGTTCGCAGTGAGTGGCGCGCGGATACGCGTAACCCTGATCCTGCGTATATTTACCAAGCGTCTCTAGAGGCGCATCTACGAGGCTACCGCGTCATAAGCGTCGCGGACCTCGTAGAAGGTGTGGAGTGGGGGATCGATCCGCTGCCGTACTCCGACGTGCGCTACCACCACGGCGAGCTGCCGGTTGAACAACTGCTAGCCCTCGTGAAAGGCGCTGCCGCCGTGATCGGCGGTATTGGCTGGCTTGTACCGGCAGCTTTGGCGGCCAAGGTTCCCGCGTGGATCATCTGCGGCGGCCAAGGTGGTTTCAATTCGCCGAAGCAGATTTGCCCGGACGGCAGTACAATTACCTTTGCCGTGCCGGACAACTTTTGTCGCTGCCGGTTGAAGACACATAACTGCGACAAGAGGATTTCGAATTATGACGCTAAGCTTACCGAGTGGGCTGACCGACACCTTTTTATGGTCCCCTGAGAAAGGTCAGGGTTTCCATACTCGGCCAGCGATGCTGTACGGCGGCGAGTATTTCGCCAACTACCAAAAGCTCGACGCTACCAAGATGGGTGGCTTGCTGACCAAAGCGCGGGTCGAACTGGTCAAGAAGTACATCAACCCTGCTGAAGTCGTTGATATTGGTATCGGCGGGGGCCGCTTCGTCGAGGAGTCCCAGGGCTGCGGCTATGACGTTTGCCCGGATGCAATCTCCTGGTTGCAAAGCATCTACGCCTACAAAGACCCGTACGGCTCCGAAGAGGTTCGGGCGATTACATGCTGGGATAGTCTCGAGCACATCCCGGAACCCGAAAAGCTTCTGGAGCGCGTCAAGGAATGGCTGTTCGTCTCAATCCCTATCTGCGAGACGGCCAGTGAGTGGGTAGAGTCGAAGCACATGAAGCCAGGCGAGCACATCCACTACTTCAGCCTGCAGGGCTTTATCCGCTGGTGCGGTATTCACGGCTTCGAGTGTGTCGAAGTGAACTGGGCGGAAACGGAACTAGGCCGCGAAGGCATCGCGTCCTTTGCGTTTAAACGGTTATCCTGATAACCTTTAAATCTGCCTGAAGCATTAAAAGCCCTGACCTAAAAACTCAGGGCTTTTTCTTGCCTGTGATAAACTCCCGGCAAACCGAGGGCGACGACATGGCCGACTGGATCACTTACAAACTGAAAGGTGCTGACGAACTGTCACGCGTTTTCAAGACACTGCCATCCGAGCTACAGCGCCAGGTTGTCGTGCCGGCCGCTAAAGACGCTATGGACATCGTTCTGAAAGACGCCATTCAACGCGCCCGCGCGATCGATGATCCGCGTACTATTCCGGATATCTCGAAAAACATCGCGCTCATCGAAGACACCGAGTACTTCAACGAAACCGGTTCAACGAAAATATCTGTCGGCGTGCGCAAAACAAAACGTGGACAGCGCGGCGGCAACACTTTCTACTGGTGGTGGGTCGAGTTGGGAACGAGTCGCATTCGCGCGCAACCCTTCATGCGTAACGCACTCGGGCAAAACCAGCAAGCCGTGTTTCAAGAATTTATCAGCTCGGCCAAGTTTCAATTGGTCAAATTGGGGCTCAACTGATGGACGTACCTTTCTACACGGTGTGCAAAGCAGACCCCGCTGTCCAAGCGCTGCTTGGGGGAACATCGCCGCGTATATACCCTTTCGGGAGTGCCCCACAGACCGTTGTCAAGCCTTACGCCGTCTATCAATGGGTCGGTGGTTCGCCGTTCAACATGCTGAACTGTCGCCCTGGCGCAGATCGCGCTAGCCTCCAGGTCGACGTATACGGCTCTACTGCGGCGTCAAGCACCGCAGTCGCCGAAGCTATCCGATACGCGGTAGAGCTGCAGAGCTATATAACGTCGCATAGAGGTACGGATCGCGAAGCGGAGACGCTGCTCTACCGAACCAGTTTCGATCTAGACTGGCTGGTCGAACGGACCTGATTTGCGAAATGCCCGCTGCGTGATATGCTTCGGGCGAACGTTCATAACTCAACGAGGCTGCACCCATGACCCTAAAATCACAGGGGAGCGATCTGTTTACGATCGACCCAGACACTGGCGCCCTGCTTGACGTGGGCTGCATCACCTCTATCGACGGCATCGACACCGCCATCGACCAGATCGAAACGACTTGCCTGAACGACCTGGCTCGCACTTACGAAGCCGGCCTAGCCACCCCTGGCGCGGCGACTTTCGGACTGATGTTCGATCCGTCCGACGTGAACCATATCCGCCTGCACCAACTGAAGTCCGCGGGCGTGACATTGCAGTGGGCTATCGGCCTGTCTGATGGCGTCGCGAATCCGACCACCGGCCTCGACAGTTCGGGCGACGATGAATTCGTTCTGCCGCCAACTCGTAGTTGGATCACCTTCGAAGGCTACATGAACAGCTTCCCGTTCACCTTCGCGCTGAACACCATGGTCACATCGACCGTTGGTATCCAAGTGTCCGGCGATCCTGTTCTCGTTCCTAAGTCGTCGAGCTAACCCATGGCCCTGAACCTTAAAGACCTCGTCGCTCAAGGCGCATTCGTAAAAGAGCCTTTCGTAAAGCGCCAGATCAAATGGCACAACACGGAAGGCGAAGAGCTGACCGCAGACATTTGCGTGCGCATAGCGTCGTACCACACGATCACCAATACTTGGAAAGCTGCCGAAGGCAACCAAGAGCACCTGGCCGCACGGATCGCGACCATGGTGTGTGACGAAGAGGGCGGCCCGATCTTCTCTACGGCTGACATCCTCGGCACAACGGGTATCGAAGGCCGTGGCGCGATGTGCGACACGCTGTTCCTCGCGCTGATCACTGCGGTTAACGAAGCGCAATCGGCAAAGACGAAGCCCCCGAAGACCTCTGGTTCGAACTAGTCCTGAATGGTGTAGGCGGTCGAACGATCGCCGAAGCCCAACAGAACTTGTCACTGGTCGAAGCGCGACAATGGGCTCAGTACATCAAGCGCCATGGGGGCCTGAACATCGCTGAACGCGTAGAGCAAGCCGCCGCGTTGATCTGCAGCACTGGCGCGCAACTGATGGGCAACAAGAACGTAAAAGTCGCTGACTTCATTCCTGATCGGGAATCTGACGATGAACTGCGTTATGCTACGCCGGAAGATTTCTTAAAAGTGCTCCAAGCGTCGAGGAAACAATAGCTATGGCGGTAGGCAGCCTCGGGCAATTGACAGTTGATCTCGTGGCGAATACCGCAGGCTTCGAGCGCGGTATGAATCAGGCCGAGCGCGCTTTGGCTTCTGCGACCAAGGAAGCGCAGCGCCAAGGCAACGCCCTGGACAAACTGGTCGGGCAGATCGATCCGACCATCGCCGCGTATTCCCGTCTCGACAAGATGGAGCAGCAGCTCAAAGCGCACCGCGATGCCGGGCGCCTTCCTGTCGACGATTACAATGCGTACCTCGCCAAGCTCAACGAAACCCGCAAGGCCGTAGAGCAGACCGGTACCGCGATCGGTAAGAACGCCAAGCAGCTAGACGCAAACGGACTGTCGGCTAAACAGCTCGCCGCCAACTTGCGCGGCGTGCCAGCGCAATTCACTGACATCGCTACTTCCCTCGCCGCCGGTCAGAACCCGCTAACTGTATTCCTGCAACAAGGCGGCCAGCTCAAGGACATGTTCGGCGGCATTGGGCCGGCGGCCCGTGCTCTTGGCGGCTACGTACTCGGTCTCGTCAACCCGTTCACTGTAGCGGCCGCTGCCGCTGCCGTCCTCGCCCTGGCCTATAAGCAGGGCAGCGATGAGACAACCGCATTCACCAAAGCGCTAATCCTGAACGGCAACGCGGCGGGCACAAACGCAGACGCGCTCGCCAGTCAAGCGGAAAGCGTTAGCCAATCGGTTGGCACTGTCGGCGCCGCTGCGAAGGTACTGGTGCAACTGGCAGCCTCCGGCAAGATCCCGGCGTCCTCGTTCGACACTATCGCCATAGCCGCTTTGAAGATGCAGGAAGCGACCGGGAAAGCGGCTGAAGAGACCGTCAAGGATTTCGAGAAGCTGGCGAAAGACCCCGTCAAGTTCTCCAAAGAGCTGAACGATTCGCTTAATTACCTGACCACTTCGACCTACGCACAGATCGAAGCGCTGCAACGCCAAGGCGATGCGCAGGGCGCCGCCAACCTGGCCGAACAGGCCTACGCTGAGGCGCTGACTACCCGTGCCGACCGTGTACGCGATAACCTCGGATACGTCGAATCTGCCTGGACGGCTGTGAAGAACGCGGCTAAGGACGCGTGGGACGCGTTCCTCGACATCGGGCGTGAGTCTACGCTCGAGCAGAAACTCAAAGTGCTGAACGACCGGCTGCAGGACATCGCCAACGCGGACGCGATCAACAACGCCCCGGGCAGCGGATTTGGCGCCACCCCAAACGACGACTTCCGACGCGAAGCCACGGAAAGGCAGATCACCGACTTGCTCGTGCAGCAGGAAGAGAGCCGAAAGCGCGCCGCCGTTCAGGCGAACGTTGTTGCGCAGGACAAACGCGGCATTGCCGCTGTTGAAGCGTTGAACAAGTCCCTGGACGAAACGGCACCGAAGACTGACAAGCTCGCCAAGCGTTTCGCAGAGATCGATAAGCAGGTCGCCGCGGCAGCCGCCCGGGGAGTGCAGTACAGCGAAGCGCAGATCGCCCAGTTGCGTAAGGCCGCTGAAGAGCAGTACAAAGCCGCCGCTGCGCCGAAGGTTAAAGCCGTTCGTGAAGACGCCGGCCAGAAGATGCTCGACAGCTTGCGTCAGCAGGCCGCCGCGCTTCAACTCCAGTCGGAGACCAGCGAAAAGCTCGGCACCCAGGCGCAAGCCTTGGCGCGCTTTGAACAACAGATCGCCGACATCAAATCGAAGGACATCCAAACCGCTGACCAGAAGTCGCTCCTTGCGAGCGAAGCGCTGATCACTGCCCAGCTAAAGCGCAACGTGGCACTAGAGCAGGAAGTCGCTGCGCGTAAGCAGGCGACGGAGGAAGCCGGCAAGCTGGCTGCGTTCCAAGAGAACCAAGCGTCGAAGCTGCAGAGTGCGCAGGAGGGTCTTGACTCGCAACTGGCCGGACTTGGCTCCGGCGAGAAGCTGCGCGAACGGTTGAAAGAAGACTTGGCGATCCGCAAGGAGTATCAGTCCGAGCTCGACAAGCTGAACGCTCAGCTTAACAAAGGGCAGATCAGCGAAGACCTGTATCAACAAGAGACCGACATCTTAGAGGAAGCACTGGCCGCCCGTTTGGTGCTGCAGCAGGACTATTACAATCAGGTCGACGAAGCGTCCGGTTCGTTCTTCCTCGGCGCTTCTGAATCGTGGAACAATTACCTGACGGAAGCGACGGACGTAGCCGCGCAAACCCAAACGCTTTTCGATGGTGCTTTCAGCGGCTTGACGGACGCGCTGTACAACTTTGTGACCACCGGCAAATTGTCGTTCCAAGACCTGGCCGCCAGCTTCGCGCAAACTGCTTTGAAAATGCTTATCCAGTACGCTGCGGCGCAAGCAATCTCCGCCGGCCTTAACGCGTTCTCGTCCACTGCTGCGATCCCCGTTGTCGGGCCGCTCGCCGCGCCGGCAGCCGCTGCCTCTGCCCTGGCCTTCGCCGGCGGACTGTCCTCGCAGATCGCGGGGCTCGCCGGTATGGCTCACGACGGCATCGATTCTGTACCGCAAACTGGCACATGGCTGCTTCAGAAAGGCGAACGCGTGACCACAGCGCAGACCAGCGCTAAGCTGGACAAAACGCTAAACGATATGAAAACCCCAACCGGGACGGGCAACACTACGGTAAACTTGATCGAAGACGCATCGCGCGCCGGGCAGCAAGAGACGCGCGAAGAGGACGGTCAGAAATTTATCGACCTGTGGATCGCCAAACTCTATTCGGATGACGATGTGATGGAAGCACTCAACCGCAAAACCGGCTTGCAAGGCGTGGGGCGTTAATGGCGATTCCAGTCTACCCGGAAGGGCTGCCCTGCCCGCTGAGGGAGAACTACGGGTTTACGCCGGTCAATAATATCCGGCGTACGCCGATGGATAGCGGCCGCGCCCGGCAGCGGATAGAGTTTCCTAACGCTCCGGCCATGGTGTCGCTTAGCTGGGTCATGACGGGACCCCAGGCCATGTTGTTTGAAGCGTGGGCCGCACAGGTCGTAGGCGCCGGCTGGTTCATGATGACGCTTCTCAGCCCGATGGGGTATAACGAACACGAGATCCGGTTTACCGAAGTGCCCGTGGGCGGTGAGCTAACCGGGAAATTCCTTTGGCGCTACCGAACTACGTGCGA